AAAAAATTATTTTCTATTTCTATTATATATACATATATAATGGCGAGTTTTAAGAACGATTATGAAATGGGAACAAAAAACGAAGATAAGGTCTTAATACAGATTAATTCATATTTTAATGATAATATTGTTAAATCTACATCTAAAATTTCTAAATATGATTATAAAGGAGATGAATATTATTATGAATTAAAAACTCGTAATAATAATTATAAAACATATCCTACTACATTAATTCCATATAATAAGATTATGACAAATAAGAAACAAATATTTTTATTTGATTTTAAAGATGGTTTATATTATATTGAGTATAATCCTGATGTATTTAATGATTTTGAATTAAAATATTTTGTAAGAAATCAAAGAATTGATTATAATGATATTATGAGTATGTATTATTATATACCTATTGAAAAATTAAAAAAAATAGTATAGATTTAAAAATAATTTAAAAATATTTTCTATATACATAGTATATATAAAATATGTCAACATTTAATAACATTGAATATCAAAAAGAATATTATAAAAATAATAAGAATGAACTTCTTGAAAAATTAAAAAAAAAATCTAAATGTGATTTATGTGGTGGATCATACAGTTATGTAGGTCGTAATCGTCATAATTTAAGTAACAAACATATTAGAGCAGTAAATAAAGATGTAAATATATCATCTGTAAATTTTGATTTAGATAATGATTTGTTGAATAAAGTTAAACAATTTATTATTGATGAATTAAATAAAAAAAATAATTAAAATTATGCATCGTGTCCTGCTCTTAAATCATCCCACGCTTGTTGTAGTGAAACACCCATTTTATGTTTATATATCATAGCATCCTTTTGTGTAATTTTACTGCCTGATTTATTTATATTTTTTGCTTTCTTTTCTTTTTTTGATTTCTTTTCTTTTTTTGGTTTCTTTTCCTTTTTAACAAATTTCATTTCTTTTTTAACTTTCTCCCACGCATCAGCGAGTGATACTTTATTTTCTTTTCTATATTTATGGACTGCTCTCAATAATTCAGGATCTGCTCCTTCTCCTTCCATCATTTTATTTTCTATTTCCTCTGTATTTCTTCTTTTTCTAATTCTCGGGCGGGGTATATCGTGTGGTGGTGATTTATCACTAAGTGAATGTTTATAAGGTAGAATTCTTACATCAGGTTCATACATTGGATGATCTTCAGGAAGCATCTTACGCCCTCCTCTCTTTTTTTTTCCTAATCCTATATGTTTTAGTCCTTGTGATGCTAAACCATATAAACTATTTTCTCCTAATAATCCTGCGTATGGTTTTAGTGCGGGGACATTTTCAAAAATTGGTTTTCCTATTGCTCCTAATGTTGATCCTATTGTGCCTAACATATCACTCAAAAAACCTTTACCTTTTTTTTTAGGTCGTCCTGTGCCTCGTCCTCTACCTGCTATATTTTGTAAATCCATTACAGGTTTTTGTCTTACTTTTTCATCATCATCACTTGGATATTCTAATCCAGAATAACCGCCTACAAAATCATCTTTAATATAAGGAAAACCTGCTCCCCAGAATTGTTTATAACCAGTATTGTAATATGTATTAAACTTTTCAGGATATGGTGGAAATGACATTTATTATATATATATATATGTATATATAATAATTTTTTAATAATGATTTTTTATTTGTAAAATTGGTATACGATTTTTATTGAGAAATTCTAATGTTTTTTCATTAATAATTTTCTTTAAAAAATCTGTAATTGGTTCTATTATTTCTATAATTTGATTTGCATCTCTCATATCTTTAATACTTTTAATATCTTCAAAAAATTGATTAGATAAATTAACCTCATATATATTTTGTAACCTATTGATAACATTATTTATATGTGCGTGTATATAATTTAAATTAGCATTTACACTATAACCGAATTCTATCATACTAACTAATACATCTAAGTCTGTTTTACAACTATTTAACATATTAATATTACCATCTAAAAATTCACTAACAACTTTCATAAACTTCCAGTTTTTATTTTGTCTTTCAAATGAATAATATCTTTTTAAATATTTTATTAAATTTTGTGGTTTTGAATAATAATATTGTAATCCATTTAATCCTATTTCATATTTTATTTGTGCGATTGATTTATCAGGTAGTGGATAAAATATATTTGTAATTTCTATAAATCGTCCTTTACTTTCACTAAAATAATACATATCAATTTTATTTAATTTACTTTTTAAAACGGCATCTTTTAATTTAAACATATTTAGTCCATCATCTGTTTTATATAAATTACTTAGTTCGTTAGGCGTCCATCTTATAGTTATCGCCATATGTAATCGTCCATATAAATCTAACCATTTAGGAATTAAATCTTTATCATCTAAATGTGGTATTTCTTTAAATCCTAAATCTTTATATTTATAATTAAAAAATTCAAATAATTTTGGTTGATAATCTTTAATTGTATCTTCTTTAATATAACCTATATGATTATCTAATGGTATATATTCAGGTTTCATACCACTTTTAATATCACCTAAAAAATATTTTTTATTATATTCAGGATGTGTTGTAATTCTATCAACAATTTTTTTCATTACATAAGGAATATCATTAGGGTCTGCAACTTCTTCTCTTATATCAATATCACCTGCATAAATTAAATTAGAAAAAATTGAACTACCGAAAAATGATGTATTTGATTGTTTATAAGTAATTAAATCAACTGCTTCAATAACATCATCACTATATTGTATATCATAAACTTTCTGTTTTCTTAACTGTTTAATATCTTCTTTACTAACAACGATATTTTTCATATATAATTATACTATATAAAAAAATAATATATAAATAATATAATTTTTAAAATTAATTTTCTAAATGTAATATATATTTATGTGTGATTTAATAGAAAAACTGTTTATGGAAATTAATCCTGATAAAATTAATATTCAACTTGATGAAGAGGAGGTTTTTAAACATTATGATAAAGATAAAGATGATCTTTTGATTATGATAGGTAAACTAAAAGCAGAAAATTATAGTTTGATGCAAAGATTAGTTGGTCTTGATATATGGTTAAAAGAAATATTAGGAGAATATTATAATGAAAAAGTTAAGAATGATAAAGATGTTGAAAAAAATGATTAAAATAATTTATTTTATATATTTTTTTTATATTATAATAATATATATAATATAAAAATGACTGATAATATATCAAACAATAATGTTATGAAGGTTAAAAAGTGTTTAGAATGTGGAACAGAACATAAGATAAATTACATATATACTCATTATAAATCAAAACGACATATTAAAAATAAAAATAAAAATAGCGTATCAAATTTAGTTAATGATACAAGTTTAGACGGACAATATAAGCATATGTTAAATAATATTGATAATATTATTGATGTATGTAACCATTTAAAATCTTATATTACTGATAATAATAAAATAAATACAAATATTTTAATTTCTTAATATAGTATATATATGTATAAATCAGGAATTTATCAATTAGGAGCAGGTATAAATCAAATGGGTGGTAGTAATAATTATAATCTTTTAGGTTATCCAGTAGGATTTTACACAAATACAGGTTTAACTGATATGAATGAAACTGTAAGTAGACCTATTCTCGCAGTAAATCAATATTTAGGAGGATCACCGCTTCCTATGTATAGTATAGGATCAGGAAAAGAACCATTTATTATAGATGATGTTGAAGGTGGTAAAAAAAAGAAACCATTTAAAAAAGATAAATTATCATCTTTTACAAAAGGAACATTAAGAAATACAAATATGGAAGCAATTAAACAATATCAAAGGAAAAATTTAAGAGAAAAAATGAATGCTATTAAATATCCATCTTTATTTAATCCAGATAAAACAGCATCTATGACAAAAGGAACATTAAGAAATAATAATAATAATAAACATTTACAAAAAATGAAACAATTACTCAAAGATCTAGAAAGGCATAAAAAAGACGAGATAAGTATAGACGATATTATTAAAAAATATAAACCTTTACTATCAGGTATGGGATATAATGGTAAAATGACTGGATCAGGTATATTTGATTTTCTTAAAAGTATACCGATTATAGGTGATATATTTTAATATATTATTTTAATCATTTTTTTAATTTTAATATATTTTTTTTTATTATGTAATATATATATATAATAAAATGGAAGATAATTATACATTTTCGTTTGAATGTGGGAAACGCTTAGCAGTTATAAAAAGTAAAAAAGGAGGTAATAATGGTAAAATTATACATTTATATGATAAAAAGAAAAGATGTTGTAATAATTGTAATGTTGAAAAATGTAAAAAAAAATGTTGTGATAATTGTTGTAAATCATATCATAATGAAAAAGAACAAGATAACGAAACAACACATATAAAATTAAATGATGATGAATATTTTGAAGAACTACCTACTAATGACCCTACACAAACAAATATAGTAATGGTAAGTGCAAAGGCAGGAGCAGGAAAAAGTTATTACTTGAAACAATATATACAAAATTATAAAAAAATTTATAAAGACAATAAAGTGTATTTATTAAGTGAAAATAACACCGATAAATTACTTGATGATTTAGTAAAACGAATACCATTAGATAAATTTGTTGAAAGTGAATTAGAATGGAGCGATATACCTGATAATTCTTTATTAGCATTTGATGATATAGACTGTTTAGAAAATACACGAGAAAACGGATTTTTAAAAAAGAAATTATATCATCTTATGAATTCAAGTATTCAAAATGCAAGAAAAAAACATATTAGTATAGTCCAGACGGTGCATTGTGCGACCGACGGACAACTAACGAAGGTTATGCTTCTTTCGTGTTCTTCATTCGTATTTTTTTTAAATTCAGTTTCAATTCAACATAAAAATGCTCTTAATAAATATTTAGGTATTTCAAAAGAAAATATAAAAAAAATATTAAGTATGAAAGGAAGATGGGTTTGTATTTTTAATATGACGCCTATGGTCGTAATGGGTGAAAGAGAAATATATATTTTAGGTAACAATTAGTCATCGTATTCAGTCCAATCATTTGATCTTCCAATTTTCTTTTTTAAATCTTCAATAATTTCTTTTTGTATGTTATAATTTTTTCTAAAATAATAATATTGAAAACATCCAACTATAATAAACGAAATATAAATAACCATATATATGGATTTTATAATTTTTTACAAATGCGGAGATAATTTATTTTTACTCTATATATAAAAAATTTTTATCTCCGCATTTGTAAAAAAATAATATCATTATAATGTATATGAATAAAGCATTAGGAGGACAAGAGATTGTAAAAGCATTAGATGGAAAAGTAAAGGTATTATCTTATGATGAACTTTTAAAATATGATACGATTGATGAGGCAATGTATCCTTATAATAAATTAGTTATACTTTATTTTTGGGATTTTTCAAACAACACAAAATCAGGACATTATATCGCAATAAGAAAAGATAAAATGAAAAATATAATATATGTATTTGATAGTTATGGAAGATTTATAGATGATAATCTCGCAGAAATAGATCCTTATAAAAGGAAAAAATACAAAGAAGATTTTAAACAATTAACATATTTATTGTTAAATTCACCATATAAAATAGAATATAATGAGTTTCAATTTCAACAAGATCATAGTGCAGTATGTGGTAGATATGCTATATACTTTTTATTAAGAGATGATATGAATATGGAGCAATTTCAAAATCAATTCAGTAAGAAAAATTATAAAAAAAATGATGAATTAATTTTACAATTAACTAATTTTATTTAATTTTTATCTATTATAATATATATATATATAAATGAATTCAAATAATAAAAGTCCATTATATTTCAATGTTAGTCAAATTATTGGTTACAATCAATTTAGTAATGCACCAGCAGATATAAATAAAACACCGAGTGTTATTGAAGTATTGAATAATATTCCATTTTTAAAGAATTCAAATGATTATTTTATTGGAGTTCAAAGAGCATTAATACCGACTGCATCAGTTCCTAAATTAATTGTTCCTCTCGCTTATAAATTAGTTGATAATACAATAAATACAAATCCTAATAAACTTTTATTTGTAGTTTCACTCGCATATAGAGATGCTTCAGGTAATATTTTATATTCATTAAGTGATAATGTTTTATTTCAAAGTGAAGTAGTTGGTGGTATTCCTCCATCTGTTATAAATGGAAGACAAGATTTTGTAAATAATATATATTATTACTTTGTATATGATCCTAATACATTATTAGTTTCATTAAATCAAACTATAATAAATATGTGGGGTAAATTTAGGGCAGAATGTCAAGCATTAGGCGTTGATACATCATTATGGACTAATATACCATATTATTCATTTAATGAAAGTTTATTAAGATTTACAGTAAGTGGTGATGTGCGTTTTTTTAATCAAGACCCTATTACAACATATGACCCTATAACACATCTACCTATTCAAACAGAAAGGGCAAGAATAGAATTATTTACAGATGGATTATTACAAGATTTATTTCAAGTGCCGAGTAGATATTTAGATATAAGTGCAAGATTTGGAAATATTAATTTAATTAATTATGTTAGATTTTCACTAATTGATAAAACAGGTATATTAGATGGTGATATTTTAACTATGACAGCGTGGAAAAATTCATTAAATATGTGGAATGCTATGACCCGTGTAGTTTTTACAATAAATTATGGTATACCTACAAAATTAGAATGGGAGAGTTCAATCGCATCATCAGGTGAATATCCTCCATCTTCATCACAAAGTGCGAGTGATAGACCATTACTACCTACACTTACAGATTTACAAGTTGATGTTGGAGAATTCGCAATAAATAATAACTATATTCAATTTTCATCATCATCAATATCACAAATAAGATTAATAGATATAAATACATCTCAAAATTTACAAAATTTTCAATTATCAGTTTCGTGGGTCAGTAATTTTGGAAGAAGATATGATTTAATTATACCTACCGCTCATCCTTTAGAATTAAAATTAGCATTTTATCCTAAAACAACAACTTTGATATAATATATATAATAAAATTTAGTAATTATTAAATATATAGATATAGATATATTTAATTTTTAATTTCTTTCTAAAAAAAAATATATACTATAATATATATATATAAATGAGTAATATTATTCCTGCTCCATTGACTGATAACATTATTGAAGTTCGTGAAGGTTTGTTAGATTTTACTATCCCTGCTGTTGTAGTTCAAAAACCATCAAACCTTTTAGCAATTAATCTAAATCAAACTAATACATATAGTAATAGTGCTATTTCTGTAAAACTTGAAATTCCTAATGAGTTTAATGTAGTTCAAAAAGAAATTTTATGGCGTCAACAATTTAGTGTTAAAGTTACAGGTAATTCATATACTAACGGTGTTCTTGAAAATAATCGTCCTATGTATGAATACGGATGTTTCGCTCCTCGTTCTAATGCTCTATCTAAAATTATTAATACCGCAACTATTACACTCGGTGGTTCATCTTATTCTATGACACTTGGTTCAGTTGTTGATATGCTAGAAAGATATAATACTCTCGCTCCTGAAAAATATCGTTCTCAATTATCTCCTACCTTTTTAGATCAATGTGTAGATAATGATAGTCTTGTTGGTTCTTCTCGTAATGCTCTTAATGGTTTTAAAGAAGGTGGTAGTGAAGAAGTAATGGCGAGAAATACTGTTCCTTTTAGTGTATCTAAAAATAGTGCAACTGAATTTGATTTTATTATTCAACTTGAAGATTATATTCCTCTATCTCCTTTGAAATCAAATATTAATCTTTCTGGTGGTGGTGGTGATTATGGTTTAACTCACTTAACTTCTATGAACCTTGACCTTACATTTTTCGCTGGTGCTTTAGGACAACGATTATTTTCATTTTCTCGTAATCGTCTTGGTGGTAATGTTTTAAATATTACTAACATTCAAGTTGATGTTTTACAACCCGAATTTAGATATGTAACCGTATCTACTAATATGGATGCTGTGCCTAACCTTGTATATTATCCTCTTAAATCTATTGAGCGTATGCCTCAAACTTTTAATGTGCCTTATAGTTCTCCTGTGCCTCCATCTACTACTATATCATCTCCTGTAATTACTGTATCTCGTATTCCTACTGCTGTTCTTTTCGCTGTAAAACCTACACAAAATATTATGTTGTATAATAATAGAGGTAATACTCCTGCTTCATCTTTAATTGATGGATCACAAAGAAGCGATCATTTTACACGAATTACTAATATTCAAGTAAACTTTGATGGTGCTACTCTTCTATCAAATTCTAAAACTTGTGATATTTATAAAATGTGTGCTGAAAATGGTCTTGTTGATAACTACGCTATTTTTAATGGTCTTCCTATGCCGTATGGTCTTAATGCTGTTGATGGTAATGGTAATTATCTACCATCTACCTTTACTCCTTCGGGTGCTTGTGTGCGTCTTGAATTTGGGCGTAATATATCACTTCGTCGTAATTTATGCCCTATGGTATCATATAGGACACAATTTCAAATTTTCGCTACCGTTCAAAATTATGATCCTAACTGTGAAACATTTGATTTGATGACTGTGATGTGTTATGATAATATTCTATGCGCTTGGGACACAAACCTGACTGCTATCTCATACAGTCCATTAAGCGAAGCAGATGCAATTAACGCTCATAAACAAAATAATATGGTTCATAGTGATTTTTTACGAGATCCTCAACTTAATGGAACTGGTCTATTTGATGGTGGTATATCTAAAATTATATCACACGCTAAACATATTCTACCTCATATCAAATCATTTTATGATAGTTCAACTGGTAAGATGCTTAGAAATAAATTAAAAGATTATTTAGGAAAAAATCACGAAGGTGTGGTTGATGCTCTTAATACGGTTGGATTTGGAAATTCTGGCGGTGCTTATTCAGGTGGTGCTATGGCGTCAAAATCTCAACTTAAACATTCACTACTTTAAATAAAATATTTCATTTTATAAATAAATTATTATATATACTATATTATATATAATAATGAGTGCAAGTATTATTGATTTTGTTAATTGTCATACAGAGAAAAATTTAGGCAATAATAAATATATTAATGATAAATTTTTAGATGTAAAAGAAGTTAATGGAGAAAAAATATATCAAAATAATGTATTATGTGCTACACTAACAGATATAAATATTCTTCAACAAGAAATAAATAATATAATTCCTGAAAAAGGTGATACTGGTGCGACTGGTGCAACTGGTGCAACTGGTGCAACTGGTGCAACTGGTGCGACTGGAGCAAAAGGAGATAAAGGCGATACTGGTGCAACTGGTGCGACTGGAGCAACTGGAGCAACTGGAGCAACTGGAGATAAAGGTGATAAAGGTAATACTGGAGCAACTGGTGATAAAGGTGATAAAGGTGATACTGGTGCAACTGGTGCGACTGGTGCGACTGGTGCGACTGGAGCAACTGGAGCAACTGGAGCAACTGGAGCAACTGGAGCAACTGGAGATAAAGGTGATACTGGTGCGACTGGTGCGACTGGAGATAAAGGTGATAAAGGCGATACTGGTGCAACTGGTGCGACTGGAGCAAAAGGAGATAAAGGCGATACTGGTGCAACTGGTGCGACTGGAGCAAAAGGAGATAAAGGCGATACTGGTTCAACTGGTGATAAAGGTGATAAAGGTGATACTGGAGCAAAAGGAGATAAAGGTGATACTGGTGATACTGGTGCAACTGGAGCAACTGGAGCAACTGGAGCAAAAGGAGATAAAGGCGATACTGGTGCGACTGGTTCGGTTTCAACATTTCAAAATTTATATAATTATTATGTTAGTTCAACAAGTGGAGACGATGCAAATGATGGAAGCATATATAAACCTAAAAAAACAATCAGTTCGGTTATGAGTATTATAAATACTTTATCAGTAGATATAAATTGTGTAATAAATTTAAGTAGTGGTAATTACAGTGAAAATTGTATAATAACTAAATCAGGCGTATCTGTTTTAGGTGCTAATGCAATTTCAACAACTATTACAGGTAATTTTAGTGTGAATACAACACAGAATTCATCATTATATAGTGTTACATCAATCGCAAATGTTACTATAATCGGTTTTATAGCATTTAATAATCCAACTGTATATAGTAATTCTTTATCAATAAGTTCAATTATTAGTGCTACGCCAAACGGAAAAAATAACATCATTATTTCATCAAGCGGTGGAGGTCTCGGTGCTGATTGTAGTATTGTTAATAATTCTTTAATTTATGCAAATGCCGATACAGTCCCAATAATAATAACAAATAATAGTAGTTTAACTGCTGTAGGATGTCAAATTCAAAATAATCCTTCTTTATCAAATACGATACAAAATTATATTTATTGTGGAGATAATGCAAGATGTAATTTGTTCGCTTGTTCTCTTTACAATGCATCTACATCTTCATCAGTAAAGGCATTGATAGAAATCGCTAATACTTCAAATGTCACCTCATCATCTACAATAAATAACTGTATTTTATTATTTACTGCTCCTGCATCAACAACAAGTGGTGCTATTATAAATTTTTCAAATACAGCAAGTGCTAATACAGTCAATTTTTATAATAATTTTTGTAAATGTGCTGTATCTGTAAATAGTCCTAATAATTATATTGTATTGAAGAGTTCAACAGGAGCAGTAAATTTTTCACAAGGCAATAACCTCGGGACATCATCTAATCATACAATTCCTGCTACTGGCGCTTTTACTGGTTTTACTAAAACAACATTTTCTCCCGTTGTATAATTTTTATTTTCTAAATATATAAATTTAAATAATAAATATATTAATAATTATAAAAATTTTTTTATATATATATATATATATATATAAATGAGTTCTTCTGTAGTTGATTATTTAGACAATGGAAAATATGTAAATGATAAAAATTTAGATATTCAAAATCTTAAAATAAATTCTGTTTCTGCAGGTTTAGTTTTAGCAACTGATGCAAATAAAAATGTTGTATCAAGTGTTTATGGAACAAATCTATTTTTGAGTAAATGGGGAAGCACATATGTAAGTTATCCGTTTGGTAATACTACTCTACCTCTCACACAAAATGGAGGTCAATCATCTATAACAAGAGTAAATACAGTTTTTGATGTTGTAGGTTCAGCAATAACAGCACCCGCTGGAAATGTAAAAGGTAATTATGTTGTTTCAGTTTCTTATTATACGGGACAATTAGGACAAGCAGGAATTAGTTTAAGATTAGATGGAACTGAAATTTCAAGATTTACTTCTCCTAATGATACCGCACCAGCAGGTTATATGAGTTTTGATACATTTGTAGTAATTAATGATAATTTAACACATAGTTTTACAATAGTGTTTCAAAATATCATTACCTCTCAAACACCCATTCAATTAGGTAATGTTAGTGTTTCAATTGTAAAAATAGCATAAATTATATTTTTTTCAAATTATTTTATTTTATAATATAATATATATATATATATATACTATGTTAGATAAACTTAAACGAGTATTATTAGGTGGAGCAGATCACGAAAGTGAAAATAATGAATTATTAGACAATATGACTAAAGAGCAACTTATAGAATTAGTAAAAAAACAAAATGAGGATGCTAAAAAACAAGAAGAAGAATTAAGAAAATACAAAATCGCTCTATTAGAAAAAAGAAAAAAAAGAGAAGAAAATAAAAAAACAATTGATAAGTATACAGAGATAAATGTAGATAAATGGATTGATATATTTAAAGCAGAAGATGCGAAACATCAAAATCCTGAAGTTATACAATATGATGAAAATTTATCTACATTTGATTTAGTAAAGAGTAATAAGAACCCTTATTTTAAATTTAGACCATATCAACAAAAATTTATAGAAGATTGGAGTATAGCAACAAATGAATTAGTTATTTTATATTATGGTGTTGGATCAGGTAAAACATTAATAGCAATTAATTGTGGAGAACAATTCATAAATTTAAATCCTGATAGTTTTGTTTATTTTTTACTTCCAGCATCATTAGTAATAAATACAATTATGAAAATGTATGAAGTAGGATTAGACCCGAGGCGAAAAAATAGTAATAACGAATATGTTTATAAATTTATATCATATCAACAAATGATGTTAAGTAAAGTAGATATTAAACCGAATAGTTTATTAATTATCGACGAGGCACATAATCTTAGAAATTTTGGGACTAAAGAAATTAAAGAGAAGGAAAGCGCGAGAAAATGGAAATCAACAGGTAATTATTCTTTAATGGGGAACAAAGTAGCAGAGTTATTATTAGAAAATAGAAATACATTTTTACGAACTATTATGATGACTGGAACATTATTTTGTAATAGTCCTGATGATATTGAAGCATTAATTGGTATTGGTTACAAAAAAGCACCTCTTATTGAATTAAATAGAGATGCTTTACTACAAATTCATCACGATGAAAATCAATTTGATAAATATTATGGTGGTTTAATTTCATTTTTTAGATTAAAAGATGATGATCCAGATTTTCCTCGTAAAAAATATCATTTTATACCGATTGAAGGTCAAATGTCTATGGCGAATACATTAGAAGATCCATATTATCAAGCAGGTCGTAATAGTGGTATGAATGAAAAATGTGATTGGATTATTAAATTTTTAACTGATAGTAAACGAAAAAATGAAAAAACATTATTGTATGCTGAGTTTATGGATAAAGCGATTACTGTTTTAATGAAAAAATTAACAGAAAAGGGTCTTAATGTTGTCGAGGTTACAGGAAGTGAAAATGTTAGAGAAAAACAAGCAGGAATAAAATTATATAATACACATAAAATACAATTATTAGTTTTTAGTAAAGCGATTAAAGAAGGTATTTCATTTAAGGAAACTAATAATTTTATATTTATTCAACCATACTGGAATTATGCAATAAGCGAACAAATTATAGCAAGAGCAGTAAGATTAGATAGTCATAAACAAAAACAGATGTCATTAGTCAATATTTATTGTTTGGTAGGAGTTAATCCTAACGATATGAAAGTTTATAATAAGAAAGAATTAAATGAAATATATGGTAGAGGTGTAGATTTAGGAACATTAGATCCATCAAATAAAATTGAAATTATTAATTGTCCTGATGATTTAGTTCCTAAACAGTTTGAGTATATGAAATTATATCAAAAACAAATTCAAGATGCTAAAAAAGAACTAGAGAAAAAAGAAGAAAAACCTGCATTAACAATAAAGAAGTGGATAAAAGACGCAGAAGATATTATGAATAATAATATTAAAACTTTACAATATAATAGAGTTAAAGTAGCGGAAGTATTTACTGATAGGTCAAAAACAGGAAGAAAAGAAATTTTAACTCAATATTTTAATGTGGTTGAAAAAATAGATTTTAGACAATCATCATTTAGTAGAGATACTTATATATGGGATATGATGTTTAATAAACAAGAAAATATTAATGTTTTTGAAAAGAAACTATTACAACCTAAATTATCATTTGAAAA